ATGCTGGTGATGGCACAACAACTGCTACAGTTCTAGCTGAAGCATTAATCAAACAAATAGACACTGCAGTCGCAGATGGTCTTAAAATCAGAGAAATTAAAGATGGAGTAAATAAAACATTAGATAGTGTTATTGATTATCTCAATAATATATCTATTGATATTGAAGGTGATATGTTATCTTCAGTTAGTGCTATATCATGTAACAACGATAAAGAACTAGGTAAAATAATAGCTGAAGCTTACGATAAAGTTGGTAAGAACGGTGTTGTTTTAATGGAAGAAAGTGATTCAGAAGATACATATGTTGATGTTGTTGATGGTGTACAAGTAGATTGTGGTCTTACATCACCTCATTTTGTAACTAATACTGACAAACATGTTTGTGAACTTGATAATCCGCTTATATTAGTATGTTCATCTGAAATACCTAATATACGTAAAATACAAAGCATATTAGAGTATGTTATCAAGAGCAATAGATCTTTACTTATTGTAGCACCAGTAGCACAGCAAGTGAAAGCAGCATTACTTATGAATAAGGTTAAAGGTAACATAAAGATTAATATTATTGATTTACCAGGCTTTGGTCCTACTAAAAAAGATACTACTGAAGATCTAGCTATACTTACAGGTGCTACTGTACTTAATGAAGAATTAGGTGATGATTTAGATCTTATGAAACCAGAGCACTTAGGCGAAGCCGAGTTTGCTGTGACTAATGATAAAAATACAGTATTAACTTTAGAAGGAATGACTCAAAACATAGAAACCAGAATAGATGAATTAAATAAAAAGCTAGCAGAAGAATCAAACGGTTTTATAAAAAAGAAACTAGAGCAAAGACTAGCTATGTTGTCTGGTAGTGTAGGTATAATTAAAGTTGGTGCTGGTTCTAAAGTTGAACTTAAAGAAAAGAAAGATAGAGTTGAAGATGCTATATATGCAACTAAAGCTGCTTTACAAGAAGGTATTGTGCCTGGAGGTGGTGTTGCGTTATTAAATGCATCTCAAAAAATTTCGACCAGCGATGCTGGTAAAGTATTACTTAATGCTTTATCATCACCATTTGAAACTATTATGGACAATGCTGGTATGAAACTTAATACCAATATGAAGGAAGGTTATGGTTGTAATGTTATAACAGGTGATTTTGTTAAAATGATTGATAACGGCATTATTGATCCAGTACTTGTAACTAAGTCTGCACTTAAAAATGCTGTGAGTGTAGCTTTAACTGTTATGTCAGCAGATTGTGTAATTTCAAATATAAGAGTAGAAAATGCAAGCAGTTAACGATTACGTAATAGTAGATAAAATAAAAGAGGGACCAAAGAAGGTTGGAGGTCTTATATTGACAGATAAAACAGATGAAACAAACAGATACAGAAAAGCTAACGTTATTTCCACAGGCAACGACGTCCCTGTTGTTAACAAAGGTGATATTATATATTATGACGCAATAGCGGGACATGATATAGCTTATAACGATACTATGTATAGAGTTATACGTGCTAGAGATATAGTTATAGTAGAATAGTTACTATTCTATAAAAACGTGTGATTACTATTAAAGTAGATTATACATAAACTATAAACCATAAACAAAAAACAAAAAATCAAAATCAATTAATTATTAATCTTAAAAATTTATCAAAATGCAAAAATATTTTTATTTCCGTGGTGAAGCTGCTGTAGCTGATGACGACGACTCTGCAAGATCATTAATGGTACCTATTGAAAACTTAGTAGCTATGTTTCCAACATCTGACACAGTTTTAACACTATGTTTTAAATCGTGCTTTAATCAAGCTTCTGATGGTCAAGATGGCAATGTTATAACTGCTGATCGTATTTTACTAAACGTAAACACTAACTCTCACAGAGAGGTTATGCATGCTATTGCGGCAGCTGCTAATGCTAGTGGCCCAACATCTGATGGTGTTATTACCGTGGGTGATGATGCTGTAGATGATAATAACGGTGCTGCTGTATATTTACATCAAGATATTACTTCAGTTGCCTCAATTAATATCACTGCTGCAATATCATAGTAGATGAGATTAACAAGTCACGATTTACGTGATTTACAAATCCTTAAGTATTACAGGCTCGTTAGAAAATGGGCCTGTAAAACTTACGGGTTGACAGATGCGGACCTTGAACTT